CAGAGCATGGCACAAGGCGAACAACGCCCCATGACGCTCCTTTCTGCGGAGATTACTACCGCAACCTGACAGAAGAAGATGTGCGTCGGGAATGTAATCTCAGCGCATTTAAAGTATATGAATTTATAGCTGACTATACGGCTAACGACTTATACTTTTGGGGGCTGAAATGAAAACAGGTCTTTACTACAATATCAACAAGCGCCGTGAAAAGGGCTTGCCGCCCAAGCGTCCTGGAGAAAAAGGCTACCCGACTAAGGAAGCCTTTGTCCGTTCTGCAAAGACAGCAAGGAAACCACGTTCTCGTTAATTGCAGTTGGTTTGACAGTTGCCGCCATAACAGCAGGTAGTGCAATAAACGCACTGACCTCCGCTGCAATAAGTATTGTAAGTGCAAGCCGCATAAACCATTGGTGCTGCGACTGCCAGCCAAAACGCGAATAAGTATTTCATTGCTTACCCTCCTCATAAAGTTCACGGATTTGTGCTACTGGAACATTCATCTTTTCATGTATCGTTAAGATGACTGTTGGTGACAGCGCCTTCTTGCTGTGCCGTATCTTGCTCAAAGTTGGATTAGAGATGCCCAAAAGCTTGCCTAGCTGTGCATCTGATTTGCACCCAGCCATCTGGCGTAGATGGTCAAGCAGCCGGTTCTCAGGCATATACGATTCTGCATTTGGATTCATGTCTTCTCCTTACGGTGATTGAAGCAGCGCACCCTCAAACACATAGCTGCCAATGTGAGAGAGATGCGCCCACGGCGCTGCATAAACCTTGCCACCATTGTCTCGCCAGATTTTGCAGAAGTGATAATCCTCTGACAAAAGCCGGTTCGTTCCTGGCTCTATGCTTGTCGCAAAGTATTCTTTTATTTTCTCTGCGCCAAGAGTTCCCGCCAGATCAGTAACGTCATTGGTGTACTCAGGAACAGCGTCAGCCAGCTTCTCAAATACCTCACGCTTAATCAGCATGAAGCCCGTGCCGCCATTAAATATCTCTACTGGTTGACTGACTGGCACAGTGACTTCCCCAGCGTAACCCACCAGGTTCACCACAAAGCTGCCGGTGTGGTACTTGAGTTGATCGTCAGCAACGCCAGCGTCCATTGCTCGTTTGACGCTACCCCAGTTGATTTCCTTTTTAGGGTAGATGCCACAGATAATGTCCTTGTCGGCCTCAATCATTGGGATTACGTCATTGGCATTGAAGCGAATGTCTGCGTCAATAAACATCAAGTGGGTGCAGTCTGTCTTCATGAAGCCATGCGCCAGCGCATTCCTGCCCCTAGTAATCAGGCTCTCGTTGAACATGAAGCTCATCATGCTGGGTATTTCTTTGTCGCGTAGCAAGTTGTTAAGTTGCATCAACGACTGAGCATAGAAGCCAAAGCACTGCCCACCGTACATCGGTGTGGCTATAAATATTTTTGTCATGTTGTTCCTTAAAATAAATTATCTTTGTACACAGGAGAGACTAGCCTTCCAGTAATTTGGCATTTTCTTTTTTCTCCTTCTCTAATCATTCCCACCGAAATCATTTCGTTAATTCTTCCGCACACAGAAGAAAGTTCCATGCCAGTAAATCTGGCTAACTCCCTGCGTGAGTAATCAACATTGAAGTCCATAAAGTCAAAGAGAGATTTGGCTTGTCTGCCTACCTTGCCTTGTGCCTTATGTTGATCGTAAGCAATGATTGATGTTTCGGCTACTGTCACGATATGTCCTCCACTCTAATCACCCATTCACCTTTGGCGTTTTGTCGCCAGCCATGTACTTCAATTCTGATTCCAGCATCTCTGACAAACTGCACTGTCTGAGAGTCCTGAATCTTCTTGATGCGGGTTGCGACTGCTGATGCTGTGACTTGTACTGCAAGCACTTCATTCTTTTTCAACGCCAGCAGATCGCACCAGCCCCACAAGTCCTGGCGTATCCTTGCCCAATGATTCCACTTCTCGACAATCTCAACGTGGTATCCCTGCTCTCGCAGATACTCCAGGCTTCTCTGTGTTGGGCTAATTTTTGCCATTAGACTTTGTTCTCGTCCAAGCGGTGATCGCCGCACCAGTCATTTACAAATACCACCGGATAACCACCCATTGTTGGCGCATGGCGGCGGCAGCGTCCAAGGTCGTACCCCAGCTTATCGACAGATTGTTTTGGAACAAACCAAATACAGGTCTTGCAACGCATCCCTTCAGACCGATGCACCCAAGGATCGTCTTGTCTAATCTGTCCTGCCTTCTGCCATTCTTTTTCTATTGCCATTTGAACCCCCATAATTTTTAAAAAGGAATCTCATCATCATTAAATGGTTTTGATTCTCTAGGCTTAGATAGCTCCTTAGGCTTCTGGTAATTAGGATCAGGCTGGAAGTTATCTTCAGCAATGCTAATCAGATCACCCACCTGAGTCGCATACTTCCATGCCGCCATCTTTACCCACTCACCCGCAGATATATCTCTGCTAGCAGTGAACCCACCTTTGTAGTGAGGCTGCTTGCTGCCATCCTTGCGCTTGTCGTTCATGTACAGAACGCCCTTGCCTGGTTCTTCCTTATGCTGTTTCATATTTCCCCCAACGAATTTGAGGCGGCGATTACCCGCATCTTGCTTGCTGTTTCTAATTTGTCGATCACTTCGTGATTGACTTCCTTTAAACGTTTTAGCTTGTCACGCTTGCTCTCATCACTTAGCTTCTGGCTTGCCTTTATTTTGTGGACTAGATCGTGGAAAGAAATCTCCCAGCCTTCTAAATCCGTTGGCTTGTCGTATGGTTCCTCTGTGTCCGGAATGTAAAGCGGCAAAAAATTGCCACCTTCTACCTTTGCCTGTTTAATCTCTTGAACGATTTCGGCGGCTCCCATGTCTTTGACCTTAGGCGGTTCAGCCTTTGTCGGCTTATCGTCAAAGTCTTGAACTTCCTCGACGGAATAGGTTCCCACCACACAGCCTGGGTAAACGGCGCGAATACCTTCGCTAATGCACCGGCTTCTAAGCATGGCTCTAGGATATTTAATCCATCCTGACCCTGGCTTAACGAGTCCGATACCCTGCGCCTGACTGATAGTCCAATCCACAGTAATAGAACCACCAGAAGGATGACTAAAAATCCCTGTAACACACTCATCGGTATATGCCTTCCATTCGACTTTGCCGCCAGCAGCTTGGAAACGTGCCAGCATTGCGTCTGCCTTTAGTGCTGGCTTGCCTTGGATGATGTGGTAATCCCTTGCTGCAATCGCTGGGTGTTGGCCTTCTGCTTGGGCAATCAGCATCAATGCCATTGCTTCATCCGCTGTCTTAACGCCAAACAAGCCGGACTTGGCAACGGCTTCTGCCATTGTTTTAATTTCACTCACTGGTACTAGGTTCATCGCTAATCTCCCTTTGTTTAATCATTGCGTCTGCAATTAGGTAGGCATCCTTTGCTAGTACGTCTGCCTTGTTAATCTGAGTCTTCATCAGAAATATTTTCAGTGCTTCTACTGCGATTTGATCGCGTAGTTCCATTGCTATCCCCCTCTCATTTAAGTAAAAAGCGGCGAGAACCTGGCGTTTCCGTGACAAACTTTTCATAAATGTCTGGCATAGCCTGTCTGAAAAGCGTTTCGTTAAAACTCATGCTTCCCTTAGAGCTGCGCCAGGTTGCAATCGTTCTTCCGTCAATGCTCATTAACGATCCCCTTGAACCCATGTACTGCTTCACCGCTACTTCTAACTGCTCTGCTTCTTCCTTCAAATGCTTTATCTTTGCTTTGTACTCACGCAAGATAGCTGCGGCCTTTTCCACCGTACCGCTAGCAATCACGGTCTGGTCTGTTGATGTGGGATAGACCACCTTGCAAGCGTCTAGTGTCTCTGGCTCTGGCAACGTTCCTGATGCGACATAGCCCCATAGTTCTGCCATTGTCTTCACCAGATCGTCTTTCATCTCTGGTGTTATTTCAAAGTGGAAGGTACGGAACTTTTGTCCACCGAACAGGACTGCAAGATATATCTGGCTGACGTTATGTACCGCTGCTTCGTGAATAAGTTGCACCATATCAACAGCAGGAACCAAGTTTGTTTCTTCGTCGAACTTAGACATAACGCCCATGTTGTAATTCTTGCATTCAACGAGTACTTGTCCATCTGCACTGATGTAGTCAAAGTGAGAGCGAAGCCACGGCTCAGTCGGATGTGATAGTGCATAGTCGGCATCTTTCAATTCAATGCGGTGCTTGTCTTGGAACAATCTGGCAATGGTTGGCTCCATGACTTTCCCCATATCCAGCAGCTCTTGAATATCGGAAAGATCAGGCGGTGGCATCTTGCCTTGCTTTTGCAAGATAACGTCAGCGGCTTTGCCTTGTACTGCCATGCGACTATCGCCTGACCACCATGCTGCATTACGGACTTCTGGTGCAAAGTCTTCTTGATTAGGACTTGTCATAATTCTTCTCCTTTAGTTTGGCTTCGATATACCGCCATGTATCAATCATGCCGACGTACTCACCATCAGCACTATGCGCTCCACCATAGGCACTGCGAACTGGATCAGACCAGTAATCCATCGCCTCACTCATCTCCTTATCCGTCAGCCCCTGCCATTCGCCCCGTGGTGGAGAGATATAAAGCGGAATGTCATTTATGCTGGTTCCAAGTCTCCCTTTGTGGCTAGCTGGAATAATCTCCGTGTCATAGTCAAAATTGAGGTCTGTTGCCCATGCCACTGGCTTCTGTTCAATCATGGCGCACCTCTTTCACGGATAGCTAAAGCCGCTACCCTGTAATAGTTGGATAGCTTGTCTTGCTCTGCCATCTTGTCCAGCACCCTAGCGCAAGCTTCACGCTCTGATTCAATAGCTGCTTGCCATCCTTCCCATGCCCAATAAGCCGGACTATCTTGCGGGTAAAGATTGTCATCAGTTAATGATTCGGAGTTCCACCATTGATTGAATTCTTCTGTCATGGTCATCTCCTTAGAACGGTGAATCGCGCATGGCTTCTTCGAACTCCTGCCGCTTCTTTTCGCGTTGAATGGCAGAGTCTTCGTGCAGCGTCCAAAAACGGCCTACAGAACCGCAATGAGATTCCAGCATGGAATTACGCTGAGAGAAGCACCAAGGGTAATCTTCTGTGCCTGTAACTAGGCTAGTGGTGGTGACAGCGGGGTGAACACAACGATCCCTCTGCCCATGATGATTGCCATAAAAGTTGCACTCTACGCACAACTTAATGTCTTTCAGATACGTCATAACTAATCCCCTTTAAGTTTCTAATCACCTGTAAATAAGTTTACAGTCGTGCATAAATTGCACAATGGAACATTAATCCAAAACAACAATCATTAACAATGAATAATAACTATTCCATCAGGCAATCAATTAGTCTTAGACTATCTGTGCATAACTCTGTGCATAGCCTGTGCATAACTCATATGGCATAAGACTTGCAAAGATATAGATATACAAGTACTACTCCTTCGGAGTACTACTCGACTAAGATTATCTTTCTCAATATAAAAGCATATATAGTTGCTGAAAAAGTAAGCAGTTGTTATTTTCCAAACTTAGGCTTTTTGGGTTTTGCTTTGAAGCCCATTGCTTTGAACTTGGTTGCCAGATTGGTTTCTACTGCTGGCGTGTAGTCAAAGTCCTGATCCAGAATGCTGGTCGGCTTGCTTTTCTCTTTGGGTCTTACGCTTGGCTGCGAGGCCGGATGTGCTGGCGGGAAGATGCTGCGAATTTTAGAAGGCTGGCTCATTGGCTCTCTCCTATAGTCTTTAAACGCGCATACAGGCGCGTATGGACGGAAAAAAAGGCGGTAAGTAGTCAGACTACCATACCGCCCAAAAGTGGCTTAAAACGGCTCTAATCGGTTTCGGTTTCTGCCCTGGTGATCCTGGCCTCATCTTGTCGATCAGCATTGCCTATTTGATAACCTTCAAGATAAGCGGATTGATGTTGTTTTGTTTCTGGTGGAAAGCAAACATTTCCAGCAAGCCCGTCACGGTAGCCAAAATGCCGGAATGTACTTGCTACCGCTTGATCTTGAATCATTGCATCTTTAATCTTGCCCATAGAATCCCCTAAATGCCCGTATAGGGCAAAAAAATAGGGCTACCGATAGTCAGATAGCCCTAGACAGAAAAACGGCTTAAAACGGCTTATTCATACCAGTCATTGATTACTTGCTGAACTGCAAATTCACTCACTCCAAGCGTTTCGCTTATTGTTTTTGCGTTTTGTTTCAAGCGGTATAGTTCGCAGATTTTTAGTATCAATTTTGCATCTGTAATCATTGTCTAATCTCCGTTAAAAGGAAAGCAACACAAAAAAGAATGCCCAAACGAATAGGAAAGCAACAAAGCCGCCGATCATTTCTAAAAGGGTTTGCATAGTCATTCCCCTAGTCTGCTACTGGTTGCGCAAGGTCAATAGTCCATGAATGCGGAATTGGCTTGTTTGCTCTGAAACCGTTTGAAGGGTAGCCGCCAATTGCATCAAATTGAATGTTGCCAATAGTAAATTGGCCTGTTACCGAATTGGCTAGATACACTTTGAAGGTTCCATGCTCGGTGAATACCTTGCAAAGCTTGCCAATGTTTAATGGTTGCCGTGTTTTCAGTGTTTTCATGGTATCCCCTTAGAATCGCTCAAAGATACCGATTGAACCGTTATTTCGGACTGTTACCTGATAGCCAATTGGTGTTTTTGTAACGCGATACTTGGCACGATTGGCGCGATACCAACGTAATTTGTTTGCAAGATACTTCCGGTTTGAAATATGACTGCAAAACTGTGGTTCATCTTGAAAATAAAACTTGTATCCCGTTTTCATTCTCTAATCTCCAGTAAGGAATCGGCACAAAACGCGCCCATAAGCCGCCATAAGCGGCTTACAGTCAAGTTTTAAGCGGCTAGCAGTTCTGTTTCTTCTGCTAACTTGCAATTCATTACATAGTCAGCAGCAGATTGTGCTAATCCGCTAGCCTTGAATATGGCCTTGTTGTCATTCTTTAAGGCTTTTAGCCATGATTCTATGTAACCGGCATGGCGCAAGTCTCCGG